GCTGTTCCATCCTCATCAGCGTCGTGAAGGTTATCGCCGCCAGAACCTGCAATTGCTTGTCTAAATAGAACTGTAAGAACGTGTTGACCGTTAATTGGATCAGATGTCCATTCACCGTTTGCCCATGTACCAAGCTGGTTTAGACGGCGAATGTTAAATGCTCTATCTTGTTGTACTGAAGATGGGATTCCGCTAACTGATGAAATCACAGAGCCTGCCATCTCGAGAGTTGCAGGCTGATCTAGAACTGTTCCGACAGTCTTCTTAGAAAGAATAGCCATGTCGCGAACCATTGTACGATCAACTTTTGAACCTGCTGCAATAAATCCTGTTGACTCGAGATCAAGAACTAGGAAAGAAACCTTTGAACCTGCTTCGAGAAGATCAAGGATTTGTGGATCATGCTGAAGAAGTGATTTGTCTTTTGCACCAATTGTTGTGCCAGTTACAGCACCTGCAGCAAACACACCGTCTGCACCGTAAGAACCATCTGCGATAACATTATTAACTTCATTAAGGTCTTCTGCAGCAACAACGTGGCGGCGTGAGAAGCCAGCGCCAGCGAGGTCGTATTGACCACCGACAGCGTCAGCACCACCTTGGATGTCGCGGCCGCTTGGTTGACCGTAGATGCTTTGTCCCTTTGAGTAAGGGCCTGCGTCGTTTCCGTAGGTGTAATCTAGGTAGAAGAGGAGACCACTTGGGAGGCTCATTGGTTGGATTGAGACGAGCTCGTTAGCAACGAGGCCACCGAAAACGCGGCGAACGATAGGGAATGCGATGTTAGTGAAACCACCAACTTGATCGCCACCCATGGTGTTGCTCTCACGAAGAACCTGAGCTGCCTGGTTCTCAAGAAGAGTAGCCATGTTCTCACGGTTTACGTCGTCCATTCCACGAAGTAGACCTGTGCGAGACCATTTCTCAACGAGGCGCTTGTTCTGCTGGCCTACGTGGCGGTCTCTAATACCTTCTGTTAACTTGTTAAGTGAAAAACTCATATGTTTTATCCTTTTATATATTTCTATTAAACTGTGTTAAAATTCTTAGTTCTTAATACCAGCAAGTGTTGCCCAACGATCAAGTGCTACAGACTCATTGAGAGTTTGTGCGCTACGAACAGGTGCTGAAGAAGAACCTGAACGACGTCTAATAGCACCTTCTTGAAGGTTTCCACTACGTTGGTTTTTGTTACCGCTTACAAGTGACTTAGAAAGGCTTTCGAATAGGATCTTAGCCTCACCTAGAGTCTTTGCTTCATCAAGTGACTCAACAATGTTGCGTTGTTGCTTAATTGAAAGGTCACGGTTTTGCATGAGCTTGTTAGCATAAAGAAGCTTCGCGTTGAATAAGTTCATCTCGGTGAGTTGGGTCTTCATTCCACGAAGAGCCTTTTTATATTGAGAAAGCTTGCTTTCGAGCATGCGATTCTTGCGCACAACCTTTGCAGCTTTAATCTTCATTTCATGTAGCTTGTTGAGTTCTACGCCGTCAACAAACATTTCACCTTCAAGAGAACCGCCTCCAAAGTGTGATGCCATATCTTTAGCTTCACCTTCACGGAGAGTCTTCATTCTACCAATCTCTCTTCTAAGCATATTTTCATCAATTTCTAAAACGCGATTACGAGACTCATAAACGCCCGCTGAAAGTGAGTCGTCTGTTCTATCGTCTTCTTCTTCGTCATCGTCGCCTTCTGGGCCTTCAAAGATTCCTTCGAGATCTAGCTCTTCTTCCTCTTCGCCCTCTTCTTCCATAAGACCTGCCATTATTGCTAGCTCTTCGACAGTTGTATCTTTGCTAATTTGCATGTCTTTGTCATCAGCAGGCATGTCTTCTTCTTCTTCGCCTTCTTCTGAATCTGACATTTCGTCGTCTGCTTCAAGACCTGCTAGGAAATCTTTTTCTTCACCTTCAGGAGCTTCTTCTTCTCCTTCTTCACCTTCGCCCTCTTCTTCAAAGAGGTTCATTTCTAACAAATCCTCAAGAGATTCTTCAATAACTCTATTACGTCTTCTAGACATAGTATTAAGCTCCTTTATAAGTTCATAGTATTCTTT